TATATGGACTTTCTTTGGGGTGAGAAGAAGCATGAAATTGATGGCCATCAAACACAAGTAATTTATTGTGTTTTGGCGTAACTCTTTTTTGAATTGTATATTCTTTTCTATTTCTACCCATCTGATATCTTTGTTCAACGGTTAATCCGCAATTTGGATTATCATATTCATTAAACAAAAAAGTATCTCCATCTGAATCATTTAAATAATAAATTGCAGAATAGTGATCGTCTTGATAATCAGTATGTGGAGTATTATGCAAATCCGCATTAATATTTTGAGGATGTAAAGCTAACCTTAGCCTAGTAAAATTACAAGGAACTTTAACAAGATCTTGAATATTATCTAAGAGTGGTACAAATAAATTTAAATACTCGGTTACTTGACCCTCAAGCAAAAGGCTATGTGTAAATCCGATTTTATTTTTACTAGGATCTACAGGATTATCCCCATAAGTAACATCAATTGGATTAAAATTCCATGGGAATCCGGTTGGACCTGAAACTAGTTTATACATTCTATTTGCATAACTAGATCCAACAAAATCTTCAACAATTATTGAGGGATGATTTTTACTCTTCGTCATCTTTAATATAACAAGGTACTCTATCTGGATCTAGCCATTTCGCATACTCAATATCCTCCATTGCAGTAGAACATTGTAGCACATTATCAAAAAGATAAATGTCATTCCATCGTTTAGTGTAATGATCTTTCTTTTGCATTCTATAATCAGGCATACCATTCAGTTCAATGATACCCTTTTGAACAAACCTATATCCTTCTCGTTCAAGAAGGACTTTAGGGAGTATTTCAACTGTCACACAAGAACTCCTTCGGCTTCAAGATCATAATAGATATATTCCATCAAGATATCATAATCATCAAGAGGATCACCGGAGAAAATTACACCAGTAGATTCATAAAACTTACGGACTTTTTTGAAAAGTTTCGGATTCTTTACATCAAGAAAAATTTCTTTGTTCGCAGCAGACTTCAGAATTTGAATGTCTTTTTTGAATTTAACAGTGAGTGACATTTGATTGTTTTGTTTACCTTGTTATTATAGGGTTTGGACTTGAAAAAGTCAAGAAGGACAATTTTTAAAGTGTCCATGCTGGTTGCGAGGATCGAACTCGCCTTCCATCGATTATGAGTCGATTGCATTCGCCAGATTGCTAAACCAGCAAAGTAGGACTGCAGGGAATTGAACCCTGTTCACACCGTTATAAGCAGTGGGCTTTAACCAATAAGCAACAGTCCCATAAAAAGTAGATCAGCTACCTTCTTCGTGATCCGTATAGATGCGTATGAGTTCCTCATCCGCAGGAACCATCACAGCAGCATGACCATTATCGTCAATTATACCTATTCTTTCGCCGTTTTCAACTCTTTCAATCATTTCTTCCCAGCGTTCTTGAAACTCTTGCACTGTGTAGATTTCCATAGTTTTTGTATTTATAAGTCGGGCATGAGGGATTTGAACCCCCGACATCCTGCTCCCAAAGCAGGCGCGCTACCAAACTGCGCTAATGCCCGATTACTAGTATATAGTACCACTAATGTTTCTTCTTGTCAAATGGAGCCCAGTGCTGCCAGTTATATTTGTGTATCGCCCAGATACCCATAATAGGCAGGACAATCAAAATATATCCAAGAAATCCAAGTGTATAAGGGTTTTCAAGAACCCATCTAGCAAAGTGTCCCATTAGTGTGCCGTTCCGTTTCCTTTATAGTCGTCTGAGTCATAATATCCACCACGAGTTCCAAAGTATAATGTTGTCAATACAAAAGGAATTGAAACAAATAAAAGTGCTTTTGCTAATAACATCAGACCATCTCCATTGCTCTAGAAAGTTCAATATAGTGATTCATTTCATCTGTAGCGATCTCACCTATTCTAGTGTCTTCTGGATGATCCCAGAAGTAATCTAAGTATGTCTCTGTGGCATGAAACTCAATACCAGCATTCAAGTGATAAGCAGAGACAGGAGCAATAAAATAGTAACCCACCAAAATCCAATAATAGATGAGAACCAAGTGATAAGCAATAAAACGGTCATGCCAACGGTCGGCACCACCACGCCTTTCCATTTCGATGAGGTGTTCTGTTTCATTTAGTGTCTGTGCGAAGTGTTCTTTCATTAAGTAATAGTGTGATAAGTCTCTGAGTCCTAGTGATTCTTTGAGATGCAATACACTGACAAAAGCAAAGTATGGTGCTCTGGCAATTGTTTCCAGAACCCAGAATCTTTGTATGGGTAGGTCACGATACAGAAAGTCAATGATGGATATCGTGACTGTTAAAATTGTATCGTTGAATTTTTTCATGCAAAGACTCCTGGTACATAATTGATTCTTTCACGAATCTCATCCAGAATAACTCCATACTCCCTGAACCTACGGTCTCCTGCGATGAAACATCTCTGTCTCATCCATACAGCATCAGCCAAAAGTTTCAGTTCGTATTCTGAAAAATCTTTGAATCGGTCCATTGAAAAACTCCTTTATCTTACATGGTGGCCACCGAACATATAACGCATACCATTTAGAATTTTGGCTGCGAAAGTGCCCAGATTGCGTGAATTAAATCTTTCATAAAGCGCAGTGGTGATGACAGGAGCGGGAACCCCCAGATCCACAGCGGCAGTAACCGTCCAACGACCCTCACCGCTGTCGGATACACCTCCAGCGAATTGTTTAAGCTCACTATTGCCGCGTAACACATCAGCAGTAAGATCGAGTAACCAAGAACCAACAACGCTACCACGACGCCATAACTCAGCCACCTCAGCAACATCAATATCATAACAATAACTTTCTGGGTCTGCCATAGGGGCGACCTCTGCATCTCCTTCTCTGACATACTGGGCACCTGCATTGGCGTTCTTAATGATGTTAAATCCTTCCGCATACGCCTGCATTATACCATACTCAATTCCATTGTGAACCATCTTTACAAAGTGTCCTGCACCAGGACCACCACAATGCAACCAACCATGTTCTGCAGAGGTTATGTCTGAGTCAAATTGAGTCCTGGGGGCAGAGTCGATTCCTGGAGAGAGGGCATTAAAAATGCGCGAACAAGTGGCGACTGCAGTATCTCCACCGCCAACCATAAGACAGTATCCACGATCCAGACCATAAACACCGCCGCTAGTGCCACAATCAATATATTGGATACCCAGTTTTGCCAGGCGTTCTGCTCTTTTCCGACTGTCTTTAAAATTGCTATTGCCATGATCAATAATAATATCTCCTTCACCACAATATCGTAGTAACTCATCAATCGTCTCCTCTACGGTTTCTGCTGGTACAACCATCATGAAGATACCTGGACCATAAGTATCAGATACTCCACTTTGTTTACATCTAACTATTTGAACAAGGCTTTGTATAGAAGTTGTAATGCCACTAACATACCCACTTTCGTATGCTTCTTGTGCTTTGTCATAATTTCTCCGATAACCCCAAACTTCTATTCCTGCTTTCATCATACGACGAGACATACCTTCGCCCATTCTTCCAAGTCCGATAAGTCCTACTCGCATTTAACCCTCCCAAGATTCGTATTCTTGTCTAAAATATGCATCAACTTTATTCAAACTATCACGATGAATATCACAAATATAGTTATGATCATCACACCATTGTAATGCAAACGCATGTATCCTTTCGTCAGTTTTTATACGAGGAACTCCATATATTCTTGCAAAAGAAGACATTACAAAATGCCAACACTGATGTTCAGATTTCACTTTCATTAACAGAACTCAACACCTCTTCCCAGTCCTTCTGAAAAAGTTCCAATCCCTTCTCGGTCATAATGTTCTTATACATTCCCCAGAATACCACTGGAGGAATCGTGACGACATCTGCACCATAGATTGCACATTGTTCTACTTGTCTCACATCACGAAGGGATGCTGCAAGAATCTTTGTAGATGTTTTAGAAAGATCAAATACCTTACGAATATTACGGATAAGTTCAATACCATCCACAGAGTTATCCATCCAACGACCGACGAAAGGTGAGATGAATGTTGCACCTGCATTGGATGCAAGAATTGCCTGAGCAACTGAGAATACTAAAGTAACATTTGTTTTGATTCCTAAATTTGAAAGAAACTTACATGCCTTCAGTCCTTCTACAGTACAAGGTACTTTAATTGTAACAATTGGAGAAATTGTATAATATTTTTTTGCTTGGGTAAGCATTTCTTCTGAAGTATCTGCAACAACCTCCGCAGAAATACTTTCTAGATTTGGAAATTCTGTTGCAATCTCTTGAATAACCTCTCTAAGTTGTCTACTACTCTTAAGAATTAGAGATGGATTTGTAGTAACTCCGTTAACTATTCCCGTTTCATACGCTGATTTGATAAATGAAACATCAGCCGTATCTAAAAAAATCTTCATATACTACCTCCTAATGTGGATAAGCATTGTTTAATCCCCAAATAACAAATAAACTAATTGATCCAAATATACAAATACTAGATAAAGTTAAACCATTCATATTTAACTACCTCCTTCTCTAAGGCCATAGACATATCCCACAATAAGACCACACATAAACACAGTAAAAATCAAAAGTTGTTTACCAAGAAAATTAACAAGATCCTGCCATTCCATAATCATCGTCTTCGTAAGTAGATGGTTCTTCAAAGAGTTCAATCATTTTTTGTTCGGTGACTCTTTCTTGTAGTTCTCTTAGGTCTTCTTCTGTTAGAGATGTCATTTGTCTTTTAATAACTCTTCTATTCTTTTACGCATGTTTGTACTATCTTGTTTCATATAATCTCTGAGGGAATATCCTCTTTGATTTCTCATAATACATGTTCCTTGATAGAACATTGTAGCAGCAAATACTAATAGAAAAACGATACCGATTATTTCAGGGTAATGTTGAGCCATGGCAGCACTGGCGGAATAACTCCGATAAGTCTTAGAAGTCCCTCAGCAAATAAAGAAAGAACCACCCAACCAACACACATACTAATAATTGAAGCATTACGATTGTGTCTACGGATTGCGTCATCAATCATCTCCTGAACTTCTTCACGACTTACTAATTCGTTCTGAGGTTCCATCACTTCTCATCTCCAAGAAACTTAGCTAAAGGATCTTTTTTGGTTTTTATAATTTCACATGCTCTTTTATAGAACATATTATCCATGTTACCTGAGGCCTCAAAGGTCTCTTTGATCTTCACCCAATTTTCGTAGGTATGTTGATCCATAAGGTACTAATTTGTACATAATTATATTATAATTATGGAAGCCCAAAAGG